TAGATACGCCATTGCTCATAAACTCCTGTTTACTTTTTTGGGGCGGCTTTCTTTCTGGGCGCGGCTTTTTTCTTAGGTGCAACCTTCTTCTCTACAAAAGCCTCATTGACCTCTGGAGTAGCTGGGTCGTCAGCGACAAAGTGACCGCTATCACCTCTAGCTCTTTCCATATTTGAGGTGTCTTGCATCTTCACTTCCATAGCCCATCCGCTATCAACAAATGATGCCATTAAATCTTGCTTCCATTTCTGGTCAGCGACTACGACGGTTCCAAGCTCATACAACTTGAGCCCACCAACTTCGCTTTCTTGTCCTGCCTTGGGTATAACAATCTTATATTGCTTGTTCATAATAAAGCCCTGTAAAGATTGAGGGAGGGTGCAAGGGGAGAAACCACCCCCCCTCTCTCTCGTTACAATTTACGCGATATTAATTGCTACTCGCGCCACCAGCATGATGAGGATAGCCTTTAAGCACTACTGCGCTTAACGGAGTCCCTGTCGCGTGGTTTCCTGTTCGGACAATTTCTACCCGAACATATTGGTTTCCACCAATGTAGCCGATAGCATAAGATTGACTCACATCAGCCGCCGCATCCAGAGTTAACCAAACGCCAGATGCTAAAGTGGCGTCAGTGACATCTGATTGAGCAACATCGGTGTACGTTGAATCATCCGTGCTGTGCTGTAGCTTGATGGCATATTTCAAGCTACCAGACAGGGTGTCGCCCTCTGCGCCAGCAGAAAGAACCATTAAGGCCCCTTCAAATCCGACAAGGTTGACACCTGTGCTGTTGGTGGTAGTACCGTTTCCAGAGGCAAGCTGGGGTAGCAGACTTGCAACTTGAATCAAGTTATTTCCTAAATCTCTCATGACTTATCTCCTAGTTATGCAGAACACTTCTGCTTTACGATTGCTTCCGCAAGGATAACCTGCCCACCTACGCGACGACGAGCGATATAACGCACGTTACCAACCGTTGCTTGGGTGAATGGGTCGCGAAGTACCGACATAGCGATGCGATCAACGATCAAGTAGCCTCTACGGAAGTCACCAAACGCTACAGGGTAGTTGTTCGCCCCGACGTTAGGCATATCCACTGCTTCTACATAGCCGTGACCGAGGATGGTGTTACCCATGCCACCAGTAAGGCTCATGCCAGCTTGGAATACATATTGACCAGCCGCATCTTTTAGCTTACGAACAGCGCCAAGAGTTGATCGGTTCAAGATGAAATTGCCGTTTTTAGCATAATTGCTTTTGATAGAGTGGACTAGAGTAATCAGGCCATCAGCGGTTAGCAATGCGGCAGAACCAGAGTTAGTTTCACCTACAGAGGCGTTAGTCAAAATACCTTCTGGCTTGCCTACAGCGTTTCCAGAGACAAAAGATGTCCCTTCCGCTAAAGCAAACTGCTCAGTAAATTCACCTTGCATCTCAGCTTCCAAGTTAAACACCGTATCTTCCAAGTCCTGCTCAGAAATATCAACCAGTGCATACATTTCATGCGCTGGAATCTCTTCTAAACCAACCTGCCATCCAGTAGTTTCAGTACGAGTGCCAGTTTCGGAAGTCCACTGCGCGGCAAATTGACCTGTGCGCTTAGGAATCTGAATGGAACGCTGTCCAGTCTGACGTACTCGGGAAATACTACGAATGGGTGATATTTCGGTGATACCCTTAATCAGCTCTCGTACATACTCAGGGGGAGCAAGATAACCGCCAGTTGTATCGTTAGATACAGTTAACGCTTTACGCTCATCGGCGCTAAGACCTTCCATGCCTTTACGACACCAAGAGTCAAACGCTTTTAAGCCGCTATCAATTTGCTGAGAATCAAAACCAGAGTTGGGGCGGCGCATAACAGTTTCCATGCGGTCTATTTGCTCTTTGATTTGATCTTGGGTAGTTGCGCTAGCAGTGATTCGCTTACTAATATCTTCAAATCCATCTAGCTTCTTTTCAAGGTCGGCGATTTTGCCGTCCAGTGTGGTGTCTTGGACACCTTTTTCCAAGTTATCCAACTTCTGGTCATAGCTTTTCTTAAATTCTTCAAAAGCCGCTCCCATATCAGATACTAGGGTTTTGACATCTTCACTCATTAGATTTCTCCTAACAGGGTTTTGATTTTATGGGTTAGTTGTTTGACGGCATCAACATCAGGTTGCATCTCTGCCTCAGCGTCGCGCTGTGCAAAAGCATCCTGTACCGCTTTAGCGGCCATCTTTGCTTCTGAACGAGACAAAAGGAAAGCATCACGCAGTCCGTTCTCCCATTCCCTGATAGATAGCTCTTGACCCTTTACCGCCTGAACCTTAGCCTTTGGGTTCATGGGGAAAGTGACAACAGATATTTCCATCAATTCTGCTTCCTTAATAATCCTAGCTTGAGTCTTAGGATCGTAGGCTAGCCCCTTAGGGCTTGTTCTGAATCCGATAGAGAGCCCGTCAAGAGCGCCCATCTTCAATAATTCGTATGTCTCACGACCAGCTTGAGTTTTCATGGCTAGTCTGCCGCGCACCTTCAATCCTTTGGCATCTTCCTCAATAGACTCATAAACGCCAATGGGTTTGTCTGACCTGTGCTGATAAAGGAGTTTAACGCCTGATACGCCTGACTTGGCTAGGCTTTTGGTGAATGCCCCGTGTGCGACTATATCATTGCCTAGGTCGGTATTCCCAAAGATAGAGCCGTACCCTTCAAAGGTGCCGTAATCTTCATCATCTTCGCCGACTGCTTTGATCTCAGCCTTAATGTCCACATGAACTTCATGCGACTCTTCTGACTCTACAAGGGCTTCAAGCAATAGGGCTTCTTTAGTTCCATCAATCACTAACTGAGCGTTAATAGCATCAACGTAATATTGTAGATCAAATGGCTTACCGTCTTTCCGCGCTTCTATATGCATACACTGTTCCATCGGTTATAGGTTTGCAATCATATGATCGCTATGGAAACATGCATCTGCATTGAGACACTTTACCTCCAGACCTATGGTATCACAACTATTTTATAAGGACACCCCACCAATTACTTTCATAATTAGTACATAGTGGGCTTGCACCAATCGCATTTGTGTTGTATTGTAAACATTAATAGCTAATAAACCAGGTAGCAGCGAGGCAACAAAATGATAGATTCAAGGCAGCAACCGATGACCAGTTATGGCGATCTGATCAGCCCTTATACAAATAGGGTGTTGTGTGACAGTGAAGTTGATACCTATAACCTTTATACCATTGATTTTAACCGATTCACTTACACCGATGAGAAAGAGTTTATGTTAGATCAGCGTCATCGGTTTGTTAATAATTGTTTTTATGAGGGGTTTAAATAATGGAATTACTAGCAGTAACAATTAGCGCAACATTTTTAATATTTGGCCTGGTCGGTTTTATAGCTGATCACGTCTTCACCTACAGAGATAAAAGGAGCAACAAATGATTAAACTACACCCAGACACAACGCATGATATCGCCAGGCTAATCAACACCATCTTAGCCGCTGACATTATGTGCGGAGATGAGCCTGAGGTTGGCAATCGCATCTATTGGGCTGCAAGCGAATTCAAAGCAGTCATAGAATTGGCCGAGGTTTACGGCATAGAGACCAGCAGCTACGCACAAGCCACCAGATGCATGGCTGAGCCGATGTACAGAGACGCGCAATTATCATAGTCGCTTTATTAAACCAATTAAACTACGGAGTAATATCATGGAAACTTTAAGTAGCTACACCCACGATAAGCAAAGCGCCCTTTTTGCGGAGACAGGAGCCTTCTTTGCATTTTCCGGAGAACAACTTAAAAAGAACATAAAAGACGGGGTTAAGTATGTTAGTTTGGGGTCTGGAATGATTGTACCCAAGGCTAATGTTGATCGCTTACTATCAGGTTTAGAGGCTATCACAAATGACGGCATAGCAACCGATATCAGAGAGAATGGAATGGTTAAGATTATTCGTCGTGAACTGGCTAACTATGAATGCTTTTATACTGGCGATGTTTCCGATTGCGTCGACGCTTTGTCTGAATACCCAGTGACCCGTGATGAGATTTTCGCAGTCTTTAACCATGCTAAAGCAACGGAAGATTTATCTGAGTATTACTAGGGCGCTGTACACGCTAAATGTAATGCTGTCTGGTGGCAGTACCATGGCAGATAAGGAGCAGCATCATGCAATCTACAATATACTGGACTAAGGACGTAATATTAAACGGCGGCGTTCTCTACTGTGAAGAAGATGGAACCGGGTATGAAATAGATGACTTTATAACAAGTGATACCGTTCAAGATTTTTTGCGGCCAGAGGGTGACTATGACGCAGTCGCATATTTAACTAATACTCGTGCGTTGGGGGTGAAGTTTGACGAAAACAACCAGGCAGAGGCAAGGCTAGACTATTATAAGAGATAAGGAGTAACATCGTGAAAAAAGAAATACGGTTTTTCATATACGGCATAGACGCAAAAGGAGCTTGTGCTTGGGAACAGAAAGTCGACTGGGAGAACCGATGTGAGTGATCTGCAATATAATCAAGATTGGCAAACGCAAGCGCGAGGGACTAATGACCAGGAGTATCAGATTTACCTAAGCTCAGTTGATAGCGATGGGAATGATATTGCTGGGAACCCAGTTAAAACCTATGATGAATGGTTGAATTCATAAGCGTAGTAAGCTAGCGCATCAATCCAGTTCTCCCCGCAATACCCCTTTGCCCCTGAAACTAGGTGCTTTTTTTTGGCTC